CGCTCTGTTTCGGCTTGTTTTCGCCATCGGTACCCATTTTACCATGCGAGAACTCAGTCGAACATTTTCAGATTTTTGGTTAGTGCGGTGCAGTCACAGCTCGTCGCGCTTCGTCGATCGTCCGTGCAATCGCGTCGTCGAATATCGGCGCACACTCAACGTGGGTGCGTCGTGAGTCGCGCGCTTCTCCTCGTCGTCGCACTCCTGCTCGATCGCCTCTTAGGGGATCCCAATTACGCGTGGCACCCCGTACGCCTCATCGGTAAAGTGGCTATTTTCGTCGAAAAGGCGTTGTACCGTCCTACGCCCAGTCGCATCCGAGGAGCCTTTGCGACGTTCTTTGTTTTGCTCATCGGATTATTACCGATCACCGTCGTCGTGTGGATCGCCCATCGGCTCCACCCCGTCGCTGAACTTTGTGTCGGTAGTCTCATCGTTTACGTTTCCATGGCTCCCGCGGACTTAGCCGCGCATGCCCATCGCGTCGCTCATGCGCTTCGTCACGAGTCCCTCGAAGAGGCGCAAACCGCCGTCGGCGCCGTCGTCGGACGCGATACGGACATCCTCGACGCACCGGGGGTGTGCCGAGCTGCAGTCGAAGCGGTTGCAGAAAGCACCGTCGACGGCGTGATTGCGCCGCTCTTTTGGGCGTGTATTTTGGGCCCCCTCGGCGCATTCGCGTATCGCATTATCAATACTCTCGATTCCCTTTGGGGGCACCATGACGAACGTTATGAGTACTTTGGTACGGTCGCGGCGCGCACCGACGACGCGGCGAATTACCTTCCGGCTCGAGTCACACTTTTCTTTATCGCCATCGCCGCTTTCCTTATCCGTGCTAACGCCACTATGGCATTACGCTTAGGGTTCAGCCAAGGCTCGCGCCACCCAAGTCCCAATAGTGGTATCAGTGAAGCCGCTTTTGCCGGAGCACTTGAAGTGACACTTGGAGGAACCAATCGTTACGACGGTCAATGGCACGAAGGTCCCACCTTCGGTAGCGTTTCATGCGACCCAACGCACGCCACCATCGATCGCTCCATCAAGTTAATGTGGTTTACGACGTCGGTCGCGGTGTTCATTTTCTCGACGGGGTGGCTCGCGTTCGATTTCATCACACGTTCTAAGTAAAAAATAATGGCAAATCTCATTCTGGTTGGTGGCGGCGCTCGTTCTGGTAAAAGCCGGTTTGCAGTTCATCGCGCGGAACAGCTCGGCAACCGTCGCGTGTTTATTGCCACCGCAGAAGCTCTCGATCAGGAAATGCAAGCACGGATTACTCGCCACCAACAGGAACGCGCGAATCGATTTCGCACCATCGATTGCCCAATACGACTGCCTGAGACGGTCCTAGCGCAAACGGACGTCGACGTCATGCTTATCGACTGCCTAACGCTCTGGATCACGAACCTCCTCGGTCACGGTCTTAGCAATGATGATATCTTGAAGGAAGTCGATCGCCTAATCGAGTCGATCGCCAAGGTATCAGCGCACGTCATTGTCGTTAGCAATGAAGTCGGAATGGGACTCGTTTCACTACATGAACTCGGGCGTCGGTTCCAAGACTGTACGGGTTGGGCACACCAGCGACTGGCAAACCAAGCGTCTGAGATTTACCTCGCAGCACTAGGCTGCGTTCTTCGACTGAAACCTGAACCTTTATTAGTTGTTTCCGCTTGTAAGGGGACAGGGTGATGGCCAGGTTTGACAGGGAGTTGGCCAAGGCGGGATTTGAGGGGACCTGACGGGATTTGGTGGGACGGGCCGAGACCGAAAAGGACGGCCGAGGGGTTTTTCCGCGACGCTCGCTCGCTTGACGCCGAACTTCGTGGGTGACGGCCGGACTCGCGCAAGTCGCGTCGTGGCTCGACGGAGGCGCCGGAAACGTGAACTGGTGTTGGTGTCACGTTTCGACGGTGCGTCTTGGACTCTCGGCGCGATCGGGGCGAATTGCAGGAAATGGCCGAAAAACGTGGACCGAACTGACGAGACACGGCGAAACAAGGCGTTTCGAGAAATCCGCGCGATGACGCGCCAAACGCGAATTTTGGCCATCTGACTGTCAAAAAACTGGTCATCGAATGTGACGAATTTGCGGTTTCGAAGCCAAAATCATGGGTAGCCACACTGGTCGGGCTCGATGGGTCCAGATAGGTCAGATCGGTCCAACGTGCATGTGGTGTGATCAGCGTGGACCGAACTGACGAAACAGCATCAATCGTGCTCGATTTGCGTTTTGTCCCTTCGACCTGGCGTTTTGGACAAACTGAACGGTTCCGCCACCGTCGTTTCAGTGGGTTTGTAATTTCCGAGGCCCAAAATTGCGCAATTTTTAGGGTGGTGCCATGCTCAAAATACAGCCTGATAGGGACCCTGATCCATTCAACTATTGGGCGTGCTTCGGGGAGGTTCAGAGGACCTCTCCGATAACAATTTTGTGCGCTTTCACTTGGGGAAAACAAGGTAGCCCTCCCTCAATTTATCGATGTCTTTTGCGGCGTACGATGTCCACGCAACTTGACCGTCCGGAGTGCGATCGACGACCACTACGTAACCCGGTTGTGAACCTCCTTCGAAGAGCTGAATGTAGCGCTTACGAAACACGACTTGCCCCTGTCGCTGACCCGACTTTACGCGAGTCGGTACGAGCCAAATTTCGAGCGGATTTTTGACCGTCTCGTGGGCGGTCGGAACGAGCGTCGCTCGCTTCGCATCACCGTCGTCAAACTTGTCGAAAAGATGCTCGAGATACCGCTGGTTGAACTGTACGGAATCGCCCGTTGGGTCCTTGACGTCGGCGGTCTCAGATCCGAAGTGGCTCACCCAGCTTTCTTTGAGCTTCGTGAGGTCCTCAGCGCGTCGCGGAGTCTCCCATCGTTCGACGGCCGATTGAGGTGCAATGCGTGACGCTGGTGGTCGCTGATAGGTGCGGTATGTGCACGGCGGATCATAGGCTCGATCGCCGGCAGATGGCCAACCGTCGGAACGACCTTCGCCGACGTTATATTCGAAGCCCGGGTCTATCCCGATCGGAACCTTTCGCTCGACGTTATTTCGCGCGTCAAACCACACTCGATTTCGCGTCGGAGGGGCGTCCTTCGAGGGTGTGAATCCGTACCTAATTAGGTCGCGATCGGAAAGCTGAATGACCTTACATCGGCAACCCCATCCGTTTGGTGGATAGTGTGTTTTCCACCACGGATGATCGAAAGGCAAGATGGTGCCGTGCCAAATCAAGTGCTGCTTGCGTGTGCGGCCATCACCCTTATCGCGGTTATTGTCTCCACCGATTGCGACGTAACGTAACCACGGACGATTTTGCGCCGTCGTCTTGATTCGGTCCCATTGCGCGGCCGCGTGAGCCGTCCGTAGGTTCGTGTCGTAAATGATTTGGAGGCGGCGAGCCGAACCGAGTTGTACGGTCCGCAATTCTCCCGTTGTTGGGTCGGCAATTTCCTTCTCACCCCACCATCCTTTTTGCTGCAAGAGCGGGCGAAGTCCCTTCCTGAACTCGCCGATTGACTGACCTTTCTCGATGGCATCCGAAACGCCTTGGTAAAGGTCGGCCAGGACATCGAGTTGAGTCGCCTTGGCGACAGTGAAGGCTTTAGCGTGTTCTTGAGCGTAAAGGTCACGCCAATCGAATCGAGGTGCTAGCCCTTTCGAGCGAAACCACCGAAGCGCTTCTTCCGGTGCGAGTCCGAAGGGGTTGATATCGACCATTAGTCGAGGGGCGCTCCCATGTCACCGAGTGCGCTCGCCGTAAACATCATATTGGCCATCGCTTCGGTAAGTTGGTCCGGGTTCGACTTCGCTAGCTCGCCGAGTTTCTTCTTGAACTGTTCGAGCGTGCGGCATTCGGCAAGTATCGATTCAATCCGATCTACTTCGGGCCCCATGACGCGACGCCATCCGTCCGCCGCCACGAGTTGACCGGCTCCGAGTGGTTCAGCGAATGACATACCGCCGGCTGGCGGCGTCGTAGCTGGTGGCACGAAGTCGTAGTGGTCGCCGTAGGTGTCGGCAATGTACTCGGCCCGAGCTCGCCACCCCATTTGATTGAGGATATTGTCTCGTTCAGCCAAAGCCTTTAGGTCCTGGCTATCGCCGAAGTCGCGATACACGATCGGAACCTTGGCGCCAGGGAAGTTCCAGTTCGTGAGCCACGTCGCGACCGACGTCGTGAACGACTCATCGAGTAGGTCCGAGTCTGACTTCGCTCCGGACGTCATCACCTTATGGTGGACGTCGGCTTGTGCGAGGCTCGAACCGTTATCCGTCGTCATCGTTTGAAGGAGGATGATTTTAGCGATAGCCGCGTCGAGTCGGACGATGAATTGCTCGAAGTCGCCACCGCTCGAACGAATCGCTTGAATCAACTCGACGTCGACCCCACGAGGAACGACGATGCGTCCACCGTTGGTGATGCGACCGAGCAGGTCGATTAGCTTGTTCCGGTCTTCCTCCTTCGTGCCGGGCGGTACCGTCGCCTTAGGCGTAGGATTCGCAAAGCGCTCGAGGAACTGAGTCCAAAATTTGAGCCCGTTCCGTTTCATCCACACGGGCCAATACAGGGCCGAGCCGAGCGCTGATCCGTACGGGTCGTCATCGTTCTCGGCGCCGCAAGAGAACGTCCAGAATTTCTGCGGAGGCAATGCCCTTGGTTGACCGTTGACCTTGAGCATCAAACTTCGATCCGCCGTAGCGAAAGCGAAGCGAGCGACGCGACGAACGAGTACTTGGTAGAGCTCGACTCGACCAGTCAGGTCGTCAATGCGGAACATGCACTCGCCAACGCCGAACCCGTACATCAAACCGGACAGCATCTTGAAGCATGTGCGGTCCCAACCGATGCCCTTGAGTTGTCGTTGAAGGTCGATGGCCGCTTCCGTGTCGATTTCGGCGTCGCCGCCAGGGTCGACCTTCCACTCACGCGCAATCACTTCCGTACGGCGTTGTCGAAAGCACGGTCGTACCTGGTCGTCATCAAGGAGTCGTTCGTAGGTCGTGAAGTCGCCGCCCCCGTGCGTGCGCAGTACTTCGTCCCGCGGCGTCAGCACGATACCCTGAGACGACGTATCCTCGGCGGACACTTCCTCAATGATGGCTGGGCTACGTTGCGTCACTGAAGCAGACCGCAGTTGCCCCACGGCGTCACGAATGACGGTGGGGGCTGCGGCAGCGGTTGCTCGGAGGCGGTCGAGTAGGCTCATGACTTACTTCTTCTTCGTTGCCGCTAGGACCTTCTCAGCGGTTTTCTTTGCGGCGACCTTCGACGCTTGGGCGATAGCCATACGCTTTAGGTAACGCTCCGGGTCACCCGACGTGACCGCGGCCTCGACGATGGTCTGGATGCTTTCGAGTGAAGTTGGCGTCAACTTCTTCAGTTGTACGACGACGGAATCAATTAGCGACATTCGACCCACTCCTGTAACCGCTTGTTATGAGCGATTTCGATTGCGTCAGCCGGGGTGCATTCGTCCAAGGTGCGACCTTTGCACGACTCGACCAACTCTTTGACGTAAACGGCGTTTAGTTGCGCGAGTGTCAACTCCGAACATGCCGGACGCTCGTTCTTCATGCAGCCAGTCACGAGCGGAGAAGCGGCTAGCATCAAAAGCCCGACGAGTAAGGTTGCACCGCTGCCCGTTGAACTAGCCTGAGATTCCTTCGCCTTCGCAACGCCTTCTCGCGTCAATTGAAGGACTAGCGTCTCAAGCCTCTTGAGTGATTCCTGGACTTGCGGCGACGTCGTAGCCGCGATGGTAACGGCTTTCGCCTGCGCACGGTCGACGAGTCCTTGAATGAGGACGTATAGACCGCCAATCGCAGCCGACACGATAGTCGTTACCCTCGTCGGATCGACTCCGTCTGCCTGGTTCGCTCCAAGCAACACGGCCGCCATTGTTAGTAGGGTCACCCACAACTTACGGCTGCCGAGTTTACCCAATAGATTAGTTAGGATTTGTGGCATTGTTTCCTTAGTTGCCCGGATAGCGCGGTATTGCGCCTCCGAACGTTTCATTCGAGACGAAGGCACCCGCTACCGAAAACTCGATAGTTGGCGACTCAATCTCGGAGCTTGCAAATAGGGCCATGGCTCCCGCGACGGCCGCGTCACTGTGACGTTGACCCGTTGCGGCTTGCCGCGCTTTCTCAGGCGGACGAGCTACGCCGCGCACCATCTCGAGATGGTGAAAATCATCCACGATGTCAGCGTCGCGAGGGAGCCTAAAGCTATCATCCTCAAGCGCAGCTTTGAGTCTAGGCATGTTCTCGCGATACCATCCCTCGGTGAGCATCACTTCGGCGACGCGCTCGGCGCCGTACCGTTGCCGTGTGACTTCGGCGAGGTACTGACCGTTGCCGCGCGCGTCGAGTGCGATACCCTCGCACCGTGGCAGGTTGTCGACGAGAAAGAATAGGACTTGCTCTTGCTGGCGAAACGGGACGTTCCTAAGTTCGATTACGAAGGGCGTCACTCGCCGCAAATCCGCTTCGATAGCAAGCGGCCAGAGTACCGTAAGGTCGCCACTCCGTCCGAAGTCCTCACCGAGCGCCGTACGGCAACCCGCGGGCACTGTTTGCAACAACGGCAACACGTTGTCCGTGCACCAGTCGACGCAATCCTGATAGCGTTGGTCTTCACCACGGTCAACGAAGTCGTCCGGAAGTGACCATCGAAGTACGGGCGCGTCAGTGACGCGACCTTCGAGTAGAGTTCGAGCGAGGTAACGTCCGCCACTCTGTCGCGGGATGCAATCGAGTTCCTCGTCGGCGCCGTCGCCGTAGTACCCACGAATCTCAGCGACCCACGCATCCTCTGCTTCCTTCGACCACGGTTGACCCGTGCGGAGGCAGACTCGTTTGTAGAGTCCTTGGTCGACCGCATCTTGAAACGTACACCGCATTAGGGCGTACTTCTTTCGACCCGCTCGACAATCCTCGACGAGTTGATTGAATGGGTTGTCTACGCCGTCGTGAGTCGAAATGATGAGGACTTTTCCACCCCAGATGAGTAGGGCGAGTGCCGCCTTTAGTAGTTCGGCTAACTCGTCGTGAAACGCGGCTTCGTCGATGATGACGTAACCTTGACGACCACGAAGCGAGCGCGGACGACTGCATAGGGCCGTGATTGAACAGCCACTTGCAAACACGATCCGAAAGGCTTGGATGTCTTTGTCCTCGCCGCCGTCGCCTTGGTCCTTGAACATGAATTCCTGAACCTCGACCGCGACGCGCAAGAACTCTTTCGCCCATCGAGCGCATTCGTCGATGAACTCTCGGGTCATGTCTTTATTGAACCCGAGATAGAAAACGTTCATTCCGCCCTTCGAGCGGGATTGCGACGAGCAAAGTACGGCGTCAGCCGCGACGGCCCACGTCGCACCAATACGACGCGACTTCTCGACCACCGTAACCTTCTGACTCGCCGTGAGACCGAGTAGCTCTTGCTGATACTCGAGCAGGACCGCCGGCACGTCGACGACGGCAGTCACCGCGGTACCTTGTGGAGTAGCGCGGCCCACGTCGCCGTATCTACGATGCCAGTCGCCGGAAGCCCCGCGTTTGACTGAGCGCGCTTTACCGCGTTCTCCGTTCCGTTACCGAACTCACCATCAATCATGATTTTTAGAGCGGCTTGCGCCTTCATGACATAGGCAGATTTCGACCCGCGTTTGACGACCGGATGACTCGAGACGCTCGGCTCAGCCGACGCGAGCCACGATTCGAGCGGTTGCGGCTCGACAAGTTTGCCGCTTTGCTCGGCGTGTCGCAAAACATCTTCGAGCCGGATGACGCGCTGCAATTTTCGCGTACCGATTTTACCAGCGACGAACGTACGACGGCACTGAGCCCCGCCAGGTTGACCGTACTCGGCGGTTTGGAGCTCCACACCAGCGTGCTTACGCACGACGAGTGCATGCGCGTCAGTGCCCGTCTCATTGTTCCAAATGAGAAGTATGTCACCCACGTCGTAACTCTCACCGGATTTCGGAACGCGGGCGACCGCACACCCAAATGCGAGTGCCGAGATATTTTGCCCAGAACGCCAATCATTATGCTCGGCGCGGTTCACGTAGGAGCAACGCACGCCAAGTCGGTACAGTAACCAGTGAGGTAGGTCGCCGCAGCTGGAATAGGATTTACCGGAATCACGTGCTTCTGTGATTGCGATGTAGACCGAGTCGCCTTCCGTGCGGCCCTCGGCTCCTTTGGTTGCGATGTTGAGGTAGTCGAGTGCGAGTTTTCGTCTTTCGTCGAGATTCATGCTGCGTCCTTCACGCCCAGGATGCGGGCTTTGATTGCGTCGATGGTCGTACTGCTCAGGCCTTCGCCCTCGGCGACCTGTCCAGCGGCAGCCGCCGCGTCTTTGAGTGCTTGCTGACGGATTCGAGCGTGCATATCGACGTTCGATTTCATCGCGACCTGAAAGTCCTTCACGGACTTCGCGAAATCGCTCACGGCTCCAACGTCGATTTCGTCAGCTTCCGCGAACTGGCGCCGCACCTTCATCAAGATAGGCTGGAACGCCTCGATGATGAATTGTGTCGCGTCAGTATGCCCTTCGTCGCCCAACTCTTGACCGACGGCTCGCGCCCACTCCTTCGTGATGCGAATGTCAGCCGCTATCTCTTGAAACTCCTTATGGTACCGACCGACCGCCGAGCGCGAAACACTCGCGCCGAGTTTCTGTAGGTGTTCAGTGATGTCGCTGATGGTGTACTTACCATCACGCATCAATCGGTTCGCCTGCTCGAGCAACTCTTCGGGCAAGTTCTTGAGACTTGACCGCTTAGGCATCGCTACCCCTGGCACTAGGTCGGCGCACGCCGGGAACCTTCGCTCGTCCCGTCGCGACATCACCGCCACGCTCCGTTAGTGTAGCGACAGTGATTCGTCCGCCCGTGACTTTGAGCGTTACGAACCCTTGTTCCTCGAGCCACGCGAGTTCGGATCGAACGACGTCGCGACTCACGGCGTGCCCGAATTCTTCGAGCACAGTTTGCAGGATTGAATCGTTGAGCGAGTAGTTTTGGTCGACGAGCGCCCGCAAGATGACGAGACGTCGGTCCTTCGCCAACAAATCATCGAACGTTGAGCCCGTCATCCGAGCCTCCGCTCAGTCGCGAACCACTCCTCGTGTAAGTCGAGCCGATGCGATAGCCCGTCGAGTGCTTTGATTACTCCCGCCATCTCGACCGCGAGTCGTTGGGTCGCGGCCGTCAGTTCCGTGACCTCTCGCGACGTAGGAAGGTGCTCGACGCGTTCTTCGATGACCGCGATTGATTGCTCGGTCTTGCCCATTCGGGCGTCGAGACCCGAGCGGATACCTGCAATCCACGCGTAGATTCCGACCAATGCGGTCAGTAGTACCGTTAGTAACAAAGCGATGAGGGGCCAAGGAATGTCCTGCACGAGGTGCAGTGTGAGCTCCTTAGTCCCTCATCACTATGAGGCACAGGTCCACGGCGTAACCCGTGAACGTCTCTCTCACTTTATCACGAACGGCAATGCTATCTGACGTGAATCGACGCAAGCTTTAGACGTACCACCAGTCGTCTCATTCAACAACTCAGCAACGCGCCTGACGTATCGTTGCGTGACTCCGCATGCACGAGCGACGTAGCGAGCGTCGTGCCCTTCCTCGAGGAGCGTGAGTATCTGACCCTTCGAGCACCGGTCCTGATGATTGAGCGGAATGGCGATTCGCTGCCCGCCGTGTGTGCGGATGAGGCAAGCGAAACGCTCAGGTCCGAGGAGCTTATAAACTGGATGGCTTTCGGTCGCACCGTGCGGGATGTAGAACTCCAAGCCGCCGAGCTTGGCAGTAAGTTCGAGGGCACCGTCGACGCCGATGCTTCGAGCGAGGGCGCGAAACATCGGGTTCCAATCCTGGACATTATTCGTCGACTCACTTGGTTGGCTCGGCAAGGTCTTGTCCGTCACGTGCCCTCCTAGCGGATTCGTGTCGTCGCTCAATCGCCTTCAACCCCTCAATCACCTTGATGGCTTGTTCTGGGGTCAGCCATTCCGGGTCACTGCATTGCGTCATGCGCTCGCAAAACAACCGGCACGCCCCTTTTGTCCCGTCGCGCAGCGCACCGGATCGGGCGAGCGCACCCCACAGCGCCCAGACTTTGCGGACGTGGCATTTGTCGCTCGGTTTGAACGGCGCCTTCTCTTTGCGCGCGGGAGCATTCGCGTTCTTCCACCCGCGCTTACGCATGTGGTCGATGACTTGTTGCAACTCGACGGTCGTCATCAGTGCCGCCGAGTCCTTACCCGTTAGCTCCTCGATCATAGGGTAATAGGTACTGTCGTCGAGGCCGAGGTCCTTACGTGCGATGTGGATTTGCGCGAGTAACACCTTACGCGTCCGTTGGGGTGCCGTTTGTTGCGTCATGCGACCTCCGTTTTGTCGACGGGCAGTGTGCCGAGCTCGGCGCCGATGGCGGCATAGCCGGCGAGGTCGACCCACGAATCGACGTGGCTTGGGTTGAATGCGAGGCGCGCGAGCTTCAACGCTACTTGGCACAGTGCGACGCGTTCCGTTGTGACGTGCGTGCCCAGGATGGCGCTCCACATGTCAGCCACAAGCATGAAGTTATCGTGCGGTTCGCCGTACTGGCTTTGCCGCTCGGCTCCGACGGCACTCTCGGCGAGTTTGAGCAAATCGTGACGGGTGACGCGCTCAGGACGCGCGACCACTTCCGTGCGACTCGGTACTTCGTTGTCGATGTCAGTTCTGTGTTCCTCGGGCACTTCAACCTGGTCGACTTGTCCGCGCGGTCCGAGGAACCACGGGTCGATTCCACTCGTGGTTCGGCTTTTGTCCGCCGCGGTCGCCGCCTCGCCCGCTTCTGTAATAGAAACAACGGTTCTCAAGTCCGCATCGAAGTCGCCTAGAGCGTTAGTCAGCAACTCAACGGTCTGTCGTAAGATGTGAATCGTTCGCTCGCGGTCGTCGCGCTTAATACTACGACGGGCGGTTGCCAAAATTTCGTAGGCATCGCTGATGGTACTGATGGTGCTATCTAAGATTACGGAATTAGCCATGACGACGGGGCCCTTTGGTGGCCGATTCGGCCTGTTTGAGTAGTGAAGTCGCAAGCGTTTCGAGTTCAGTCCGGATGGGATGGTTATTTGGAAGACCGTGAGCGCGTGAAAGAACGGAATCGCGAGCGCGTATCAGGTAGAGACTGCCGGCGGTCTCGACGATTC